GAAGAAGAACTGACCAAGGCCAAGAAAAAAGCTGAAGAGTTGGAAAACGATGGCAAAACCAAAGATGCCGCCATCGCTACCCTGCAGAAACAGCTTGCCGACGCTGCCATGACCCCCGCGAAACTTGACCAGCTGGTCAAGGATCGTTCCGAGGTCATCGCCGCCGCCAAAAAAGCCCTGCCTTCTGTCCTGGTTGACGGCAAAACCGAAGCGGAAATCCGCGCCCAGGTAGTGGCGGCCAAAATGGGCGATGCTGCGAAGGATTGGAATGCGGACATGATCGCCGCTTCCTTCCGCACGCTGACTGCCGGCGTTGTTACGGATACGGTGCGCAACATTCACCAACAGCAGAACCAGCCCGTGACAGACTCCCGTGATGAGTACATCACCAGTCTGACCGACGCTTACAAAGCAGGAGCAAAATAACATGGCGATCCAAACTACTTATGCAGAAAACCAACCCATTGCCCTGCCAGGCATGCCGGCCAATGCCAACTATTCCGCGGATACAAAGATTGTTGAAACCGTTGCAGGTATCGGCTTCGGTGTAGCGGTAAGCCGCGGCACCGACCCCGCCAAACAGGCCGTGATCGGTTCCAGCGCCGCGAACAAGTTCATCGGTGTCACCATTAAGGATGCAACCCTGATTGGCGCGACCGCTGACACGTACGCGCGCTATGACAACATGGGCGTCATGTTCAAGGGCGACATCTGGGTCACGGTGTGCGCTGATGTGACCGCCGGCCAGGATGTCACGTTCAACAGCACCACGGGCGTACTGTCCAGTGCAGCGGCATCCGGCACCCAGTTCACGATTGCGGGCGCCGTGTGGATGACCAGTGCAGTTAGTGGCGGTCTGGCAATTTTGCGCCTTAACGGCACCGTCCCAGCGGCTTAATCAGGAGAACTAAAAATGAAAATGTTTGACGCACAACAAGGTTTTAGTTTCCTGGTACAGCAGGCCGCTTACATTGAGCGCGAAGTGTACAAAATCCGTTATCCTGACGTGCAGTATGCGAACCTGATTCCGGTCGACACTTCCGCCAATGAGTGGACGAAGTACATCACCTATTTCAGCCAGGATCAGGCCGGTAAAGCCGAGTGGTTCCACCACGAAGCCGATGACATGCCGCGCGCGGACGTCAACCGCACGCAGCACAACCAGACCATTGGCATGGCTGGTATCGGGTACGGTTACACCCTCGAAGAACTGGCGCAGGCTGCCTTGATTCCGGGTACCAACCTCACCACCGACAAAGCCGCCGCTGCTCGCCGGGCCTATGAAGAGTTCATGGAAAATCTGGCGCTGTTGGGCGACACCCGCAAGGGTATTCTGGGTTTGTTCAACCAGACTGCTGTTACCGCGATCGATGCCGCCGCGGTCGGTGATGTAAACGCCACCAACGCCATGGACTGGGAAAACAAAACCGCTGATCAGATCCTCGACGACGTCAATACTGTATTGCTGGGTATCTACACTGGCAGCTTGACCGTTGAAATGGCTGACACCATCGTCATGCCGATTGCCAGCTATACGCTTATTGCAACCAAACGCATTCCCGATACCACCATGACGGTATTGCAATGGTTGATGCAGCATAACGTGTATACGGCAACCACCGGCCAGCAGTTGACCATTCGCGCGGCGCGCGGGTTGGAAGACGCCGGCGATAACGGTACCGGCCGACTGGTAGCCTACCGCCGCAGCCCGGACGTGGTGAAACTCCACTTGCCGATGCCGCATAAGTTCCTGCCGGTCTGGCAGACGGGCCCACTCCGTTTTGATGTCCCCGGCATCTTCCGAACGGGTGGTGTTGAAGTGCGCAGGCCATCGGGTATGCGTTACATGGACGGCATCATCACACCAGGTACCGACTGATGAAAAACCAGAAAGTTAAAATTGTTAATGCAACAAAGGGCCGCCGCGGCATGCGGGATGCGTTTGGTAAATGGCATTTCGCAAACCCCGGTGAAATTATCACGGTCACCGTGAAGAACATCCGCACCTTTCTGGGTTTTAAACCGGCTGACGGTTATGTGCCAGATGCAGACCTTGGTGAACACGACCCGAATAAAGGGACGGGGGGCGACGACGCCAACAAGGCGGAAGTTGCACGTATCAAGGCAATGAAAAAGGAAGAGTTGCAGGAATACCTTTATGAAAACGGTGTGGCTTACTCTGATGATGACAACAAGCCTGCTCTACTCGAGCTCGCCCTTGCCCATCAGGCTGGCACCACCGAAGACTGAAGCAATGAACCGAGGCTGCCTGAATGGCTCATGTTGCACCCACCCCACAGGAGTTTGTCGCGCGTTATCCCGTCTTCTCGGCCGTTAGCGCGCTGACCATTCAGGCAGTCATCACCGAAGCCAACCGCCAGGTCGGCACCAACTGGACAGAAGGCGATTACAAGCCTGCCATCATGGCGCTTACTGCGCACATGCTGACCACCGAAGGCCATCTTGATTCCAACATCATCGGCAAGCCCGGCTTGATTACATCGGAAAGCCTGGGCGATGCCAGCACGTCATACGCCACCCCCGGCAGTTCCCAAAGTTCCAGCGATTACAACGGCACACCCTATGGACGCAGCTTTCTCGGCATGATGCGCCGTAACGTGGGCGGGCCTATCGTTATATGAACTACACCCGGAACATGCCCCATACCGCCACCTACTGGCCACCAGGCGCAGTAAACGCTGCCAATGAAATGACCATGGGCGCCCCCGTGCAGATCAAATGCCGATGGCAGGACGTCGCCAAGCTGTTTGTGGATTCGCAAGGCAAGCAACTGGTAAGTACTGCGGTGGTGTACCCCGATCGCCCGCTATTGCGCGAGGGTTGGCTGGTACGCGGTGTTAGTGCTGCCTCAGACCCCCGCACCGTGGTCGGTGCTCAACCGATACGCCAGACCGGCGCCAGCGATAACCTGCAAGGCACCGAAACACTTAACAAGGTGTATCTGTAATGCGCGAAGTCACGATTGAACAGGCGATGGCCCAGATTGACGAAGCCATTGCGAACGTCAAGAAACTGGCCCAAGCGGGACTCTGGGAAGCGGGCTTGAAAATCATGGGCGCTGCGCAACGTCGGCTTACCGATTTGATTTATTCGAAAGGCCCGACCAATGACAGCTACAAGCTGACAGGCAACCTGCGCGCGAGTGGGTACGTGCGCGCGGATTCCGGTGTTAGCAGACCACAACCGTCCGACCTGGATCCCAGCGAAAACGAAGCGATTCCTTCAGAGGTTATTGGCGCGATAGGCGTGGAACTGGGTTTCACCGCATCTTATGGACTGTACGTCCACGAGGATATGGAAGGCCGCGGCGCCAAGTTCCTGGAAAACACGATCATTGATAACCGCGAACAGATTATTGAAATCGTTAAGCAACGATCGGGTGGCCAATGAGTCCCGCTCAAGACATCCGGCAATACCTGGTTGACGAGGGCATCGGCGCTGATGCAGGCGAAACCGATTTCGCGTTGTACTTTGGTGAAGAACCCCCGAAGCCGGCCAACGTGGTCACGCTGTACGACAGCGGCGGCACGATGGAAAACGCTGATGAACAACTGTTTGAACCCAGCATCCAGGTAAGGGTAAGGTCAAAGACCTACGCCGAGGGTTATAACAAGGCCGCAGAGATCCGCGACCTGCTCATACTGCCAACCGGCCGCATTATTGCCGATTGGTTTTATATCGGGTTCTGGCTGACATCCGACGTCGTGAAGTTCGGCAAGGATGCGCAAGACAGAAACCTATTTTCCGTTAACTTTCGCCTTATGCGAGAACCGCACACTACTGAATAGGAGTATTCACAATGGCAGCACAAAATGGCCGCGACCTTAAAATTCTGCGCAATGGTACTGTCATTGCCGGGGTAAACACTAAAAGCATGACCGTTGATTTACAGCCGGTCGACATCACCAACGATGACGACGAAGGGTTCGCCACTTTCCTTTCTCGCCCCGGCCGCCGTTCCATGTCGCTTGAGGTTTCTGGCGTGGTAAAAGACACCTCCTTACGTGAAATTGCTTTCGGCGGTGGCGTGGGTGGCAGTGTAGCCAGCCCGTTCGGCATGCAGTGGATGGATGCTGCTACCGGAAATACCAGCGTTGTGTACGAAATTGAAGGTAGTTTCATCATGAGTAATTACACCGAGAACGGCGATACCGAAGACGCCATCCGGTTCAGTGCCAC